AAAAGAGAAGGCAAAAGAAAAGGCAAACAATTCGTTAAACAACCAAAAGGTATAGCTAAGAAAACTCGATCCTATCGTAAAGTCACCTAAACCTAGATATGGGCGAGAACATATGTCCCATTTGTGGACACTCGTTGGTGATTACTAAAAACAAACGTGTGTCCTGCCCTTACTGCGAACACTTTTATCCTGATACGCATTGGGCTGACTACAAAAAGGAAAAATATGAAACAACTAACAGAGAAACAGAAAACTTTCTTAAGCGTTTTATTCGATGAGGCAGGTGGGGATGTAGTTACTGCCAAAAAACTTGCAGGCTATTCTGAAGGTACAGCTACCACAGATATAATAAAATCGTTAAAAGAAGAGATTAGTTCTGCTACTACAGAATATATGGCGCGAGTTGCTCCTCGTGCTGCTGTTGCTATGGGTAATGCTTTACTTGATCCAACAGAGCTTGGCATAAAAGAAAAAATGATTGCTGCAAAAGATTTACTTGACAGAGCAGGTTTTACTAAAACAGAAAAAGTAAATGTAGAATCAAACGGCGGTATATTTGTTTTACCTGCTAAAGAAGGAAAGAATGAGTAATGCCACACTATACTAAACCTTTAACAAAAGTTATAAAGGGCTTGAGAAAAGCATCGAAGACACACGCACAACAAGCTAAGACGCTTACTAAAATAAGAAAAGACCAAAAGACAAGGTATAAAAAAGGTTCTCATGGCAGATAGTCTAGGATATTGGACACTACCAAAACCAGATATTAATGTAAAACAATGGAATAGAATACCAAGAGTTGCTAGAACAGTCCCTTTTGGTTATGTGGTAGACGAAGAAGACGATGATTTTCTTATACCTGTAGATGCAGAGCTAGACTTACTGGAGAAGGCAAAACAACACCTAATACAATATAGTTACAGAGAAGTAGCAAACTGGTTAAGTAAAGAGTCAGGACGATACATCTCACATGTTGGGTTAAAGAAGAGAATACACCTTGAGCGAAAACGTAAGAAAGCAGCTACAATTAAACGCAAACTTGCCGCAAGGCTCGAAAAGACGCTCAAAGAGATCGAGAAGCTCGAACAAAAAACAACAGGAAGTTACACCACAGAAGCTAGAGCCTGAAGTTTTAACTGTTCCTGCAGAAGTAATTGCTGAACCGTTTGAAGTACAACAAGCACAGGATGTTGTATTCAAACCCAATGATGGACCTCAAACAGACTTCCTAGCATCATCTGAAAGGGAAGTGCTATACGGAGGTGCAGCAGGGGGTGGTAAGAGTTTTGCAATGCTTGCCGACCCTCTGCGAGGCTTGAATGACCCAAACTTTAGTGGGTTGTTAGTACGACACACAACTGAAGAACTAAGAGAACTAATACAAAAGTCTCAAGAGTTGTATCCGAAAGCAATACCTAACATAAAGTGGTCAGAGCGTAAATCACAGTGGATCAGTCCTAGAGGCGGTAGACTGTGGATGTCTTATCTGGATCGTGATTTAGACGTGATGCGATATCAAGGACAGGCGTTTAACTGGATAGGATTTGACGAGTTAACACAATGGGCAACACCGTTTGCTTGGGATTATATGCGATCTCGTCTTAGAAGTGTAGACCCTGAGTTAGGGTTGTATATGCGTGGCACTACAAATCCAGGAGGAGCAGGACATCAGTGGGTGAAAAAAACTTTCATAGATCCTGCCCCACCAAATAAAGCGTTTTGGGCTACTAATATAGAAACAGGACAAGTAATAACTTTTCCTAAAGGACACAGTAGAGAAGGACAACCATTATTTAAACGTAGGTTTATACCTGCAAGTTTGTTTGACAATCCTTATCTATCTGAGTCAGGTGACTACGAAGCAATGCTTCTATCTTTGCCAGAACAGCAAAGAAAGCAGTTACTAGAAGGTGATTGGGATGTAGCAGAGGGCGCTGCTTTCCCAGAGTTTAACAGAGGTATGCATGTTGTTGAACCATACAAGATACCTAATAGTTGGACAAAGTTTAGAGCTTGTGACTATGGATACGGAAGTTTTTCAGCCGTTGTTTGGTTTGCAGTTACACCATCAGAGCAACTTGTAGTATATAGAGAGTTGCACGTTTCTAAAGTATTAGCAGTGGACTTAGCTGATATGATACTGGAGGCAGAAAAAGAAGATGGAGGTATTAGGTATGGTGTGTTGGACAGCAGCCTTTGGCACAAACGCGGCGATACTGGTCCATCTTTGGCAGAACAGATGGTACAACGAGGTTGCCGCTTTAGACCATCAGATCGCAGCAAGGGATCGAGAGTTTCGGGAAAAAATGAATTACATAGAAGATTACAAGTAGATGAGTTTACGGAAGAGCCTAGACTTGTATTTTTTAATACGTGTACTGAGTGCATTAGTCAAATACCTACTTTACCGCTTGACAAAAAGAACCCTGAAGATGTAGACACTAATGCACTAGACCATATGTATGACGCACTTAGATATGGTATAATGACTAGACCAAGAAGCTCACTATGGGATTTTAATCCTGTAACACAAAAGTCAGGCTTTCAAGCGTCTGACCCTAAATTTGGATATTAAAACATGGCAGAAGAAGAATTAAATTTCGATACGGCTGAAGTATCAGTAATAGAAGATGGAGATAACGCGTTAAGGTCAACATCAGCAATAGCAACATTTGTACAAGGTAGATTTAAAAGAGCAGAAGACGCTAGAAAAACAGATGAAGAACGGTGGTTGAGAGCTTATAAAAACTATAGAGGTTTATACGGTTCTGATGTACAATTTACAGAGGCAGAAAAATCTCGTGTATTCATAAAGGTTACAAAAACAAAAACACTTGCTGCCTATGGTCAGATAATTGATGTTCTGTTTGGTAACACATCTTTTCCTTTAACAATAAATCCTACAAGATTGCCTGACGGTGTGTCAGAAGCAGTTCATATCAATATTGACCCTAACGCAGAACAGGGTTTTGGAGAACTTCAAAGTGCGTTTGAAGAGAAAGCATCTGAACCTTATTTGTTTAGTCCAGATAGAGAGCTTAAAAAGGGTGAGACTATATACGACCTACAGAAAAAATTAGGTCCATTAAAAAACAAACTAGAGCCTGTATCTGATAAACTTATAGAAGGACAGGGGACTATACAACCAACTGTAACTTTTCATCCTGCTATGGTAGCTGCTAAGAAGATGGAAAAGAAAATACACGATCAGTTAGAAGAGTCTGGAGCTAATAAACAACTACGTAACACATCTTTTGAGATGGCGTTGTTTGGCACAGGGATTATGAAAGGTCCATTTGCTATGGACAAGGAGTATCCTAACTGGAATGATGATGGTGAATATGATCCATTAGTTAAGACTGTGCCATGTACTAATCATGTTTCTATTTGGGATTTTTATCCAGACCCTGACGCACAGAACATGGATGAAGCAGAGTACATAGTTGAGAGACATAAGATGTCGCGTCTTCAAATGCGAGGATTAAAGATGCGTCCATACTTTAGAGAAGAGTCTATAGACAACGCTATAAGTCTGGGTGAGTCTTATGATAAGAAGTATTGGGAAGACGATATGACAGACTACGCTACAGATAATTATATGGAGCGTTTTGAGGTCTTGGAGTTTTGGGGGTATGTGGACACCGATATATTAGAAGAAAACGGCTTAGATATTCCTGAAGAGTTAAAGGATATGGAGCAAGTAAATGTTAATATATGGATATGTAATGGAGAAATACTACGTTTGGTACTCAATCCGTTTAAGCCAGTTCGTATACCTTACTACGCCGTACCATATGAGCTTAATCCCTACAGCTTCTTTGGCGTTGGAATTGCTGAGAATATGGATGATACACAAACTCTTATGAATGGTTTTATGCGTATGGCTATTGACAACGCAGCCTTGAGTGGCAACCTAATTATAGAAGTAGATGAAACTAACCTAGTTCCAGGACAAGACCTATCAGTATATCCAGGAAAAGTATTTCGTAGACAAGGTGGCGCTCCAGGACAAGCTATATTTGGCACAAAGTTTCCAAACGTAGCAGGAGAGAATATGCAACTGTTTGACAAGGCGAGAGTGCTTGCAGACGAAAGCACAGGCTTTCCAAGTTTTGCTCACGGACAGACAGGTATACAGGGTGTGGGTAGAACAGCATCAGGTATATCAATGCTTATGTCTGCAGCTAACGGTTCTATCAGAAATGTAGTTAAAAATGTTGATGACTATCTGTTAGCACCTTTAGGAAAAGCTTTTTATAGCTTTAATATGCAGTTTGACTATGACCCTAACATAAAGGGTGACTTAGAAGTAAAAGCACAAGGCACAGAAAGTTTGATGGCTAACGAAGTGCGTAGCCAAAGATTAATGCAGTTTTTACAGGTTGCATCTAATCCTGTGCTTGCACCTTTTGCGAAAATGGATTATATTATAAGGGAGATTGCAAAGGCTATGGATCTTGACCCAGACAAAGTAACAAACAGTTTGTCTGATGCCATGATACAAGCAGAGATACTTAAGAAGTTTCAACAGCCTGCAACGCCTCCTGCTCCTCAAGAAGGATCACCACCAGAAGGAGGACAACCTCCAGTAGCATCTGAACCTGCACCTGCAGGCGCAAATGTACAAGATACCTCTGGTGGTGGGGGTGCAACAATAGGAATGGGAACAGCACCACTACCTGATGAGGAAGGATTTACAGGAAATGTCCAGTAGTTTAAAACCGCTTGTTAATGACGTTAAGTTATATAATTCTTTTTTAGAGTACATAAATCAACAGATAAGCGTAGCTCAAAGATCTTTAGAACAAGCACACACGCTTGTAGATGTTCACAGACTTCAAGGTACAATATACGCATACAGAAGACTGTTAAAAATGAGAGAAGATGTCAATGGTCCTGAACCCATTAAAACCAGTAGATGAGTTAGAAGAACAAGCATCAAATCCCTATGTTACTCCTACAGATATGCAGGAGTATACAAAACTTGGTGAAGAGTTACAAAGTATAACGCCAAAGGGTGTTCTTAAAACTGTTGCAGATTTTACCCCTGTTGTTGGTGATGCCATTGCTGCAAAAGAAGTTTATGATGAATTACAAAAAGATGACCCTAATTATCTTTTAGCAGGTGCTTTAGGTGGAGCAGCAATAGTAGGTCTTATTCCTGGAATAGGCGATGCGGCAGCAAATGCTATCAAAGCAGGCGCAAGAAAAATTGGCACACCTAAAATATCAAATATTGACTATCAAAAAAAGATGGCAGGGTTTGATAAGGTAGATAATGCTGACGATTGGCAAAAAAATGTAAGAAAATACGTTGAAGAATCTAGGGATGTAAATCCTACTATACGTACCCCTGAATTAGAAAATTCTGCAAAAGATTTACTTGATGGTAAAATTACTAGAGAACAACACTTAGACAATATTGATAAATATAAACCTGTTGATCCCTGGGATGCTTTACCAAGAGAGCCTTCTAGTAAAGCTACAGTATTTTCTTTAAAACCAGACCAAAGAGAAAAAGGTAAATTTATATTACCTGAGGAAGCTACTAAAAATCTAGGTGTTTCTACGTCCTCTTTAAAAATAGGAGATAAATTTAACGGTAGACTAGATATACCTGCTTATAATCGTTTTGATACATGGATTGTAGCAGGTACATCTACGGCTGAAAAGGGTGTAACGCACTATGCAAAAGCTATACACTATAAAGGTGTAGGAGATAAGCCTGTAAGATTTGCTGCCTCTCAAGAAATATCAAAAAGAATTGGAACAGGTGTAGAGGGTAAAACTGGGTATGCTACAGTATCTGGTGAAATAAAAAATCTTAACGTAGAAGAAATAAGAGATCAAGCAACTAAGTTTTTAAATGATCCTGAGTGGACACAAGTGGGGTTTGATCCTAGAAGACAAGGTGGTTTTTATGTGCGTAATGAAAAAAACAAACATGTGCCAGTTAGAGAAGCAGATGAGGTTATACAAATAGGTCCGTTAGTGTTGGCTAAAAATGCTAAATTAGATTTACAGCACAAAGGTTTTAACAAAGGAGGGATAATACCCATGCAAGAACAAATGAAGATGGCTTTCATGCAAGAAGGAGGCT